GCTTTTACCTTTGTGTATGCGGGTATTCTCGTTACTGTCTTCAATTTTTACGCATCCGCTAAGGCACCATTCTACGAGCGGGCTACCCTCATGCAATAGTTTTTTACTGTACAGCAGGCGTTCGTATTCTTTTGTAGGCTCAGTATAATTCATAATCGTTTGGCTAAACCACGAAACGTTTATACCCGAATCCATTAGGTTTATTGTAATATTTGTGGCTTTAGCGCGGTCAATCTCAACCCGTTCGATATTATACTGCGGCACCAGCGCTTCTACAACCTTTTGAACTTCGTTATAGTCTACCACATTGCCGGGCGTGGCAATAAGCCAACCCTCATCGCGCCAGGCACGGTAATTAACGCCATCTTCTTTACTGCGCTTATCGATCGTATCTTCAGGGCAAAAAACATAATGCACCATGTACCGCGTACCATCGTCATCGGGGTTACTAACCATTGTAAAAGCGGTTAAATCTATCGTGGTACTCATATCGAGGCCCGCAAACCCGCCCAACTCTAAAAACTTTGCCCGAACCTGATCTTTTGTAAGTCCGTGCTTATTTTCGCGCCAAATTTCTTTCGGGATCCATACCGTAAGCGCATCTACCCAAAGGTTTAAATGTTTTGTCTTAAACCCCGGTACTTTACTTACCTGATTCTTTGCGGCCGTGTACTGTTTGCGCAAATAGGGCAGAAGGGGCGGGTTATATGGTATGTTTGGGTTGGCCTTAATCCACACATTTTCGTCTTCCCAATCATCACCATCATCAAGATCGTGTATCATTATAAAAAGCGAATGATCGATCTTTTCGTTTTCGGGATCCAGTATTTCTTTACACATATCTTCAAAATTTTTGCACACCCCCGATGTAGAAAATCCCGCTGTTGTGATGATGTAAAACAGCGGTTGTTCGCGTGCACCCATCGCCGATTCGATAACCTCGAACACACCATCAGTCTTATGCGCATGGTACTCATCGATAATACCCACCGAAGGGTTAAGGCCATCGAGTGTTTTACTATCGCCACCGAGAAAGCGGAAGTAACACGGCACAGCGTTCCTGTCTGAATGATATCTAAACCTGATTTCACGGGTAGTGTTCGCAAAACCCAAGTAACGCAAAGGCAGGCTTTTGTACACGTATTGCGATGCCTGATCCCACAAAACCTTTGCCTGCGCTTCTTTTGTGGCACCCACATAAACTTCGGCACCTTCTTCTTCATCAAATCCCTGACATAAGATGCCAAACCCCGCTACTTTTGCCGACTTTCCATTCTTTCGCGCCTCTTTTTCGTAGATTTTAGTGATGCGCCTAAAGCCGTTTTCGGTATTTTTCCATGCAAAAATGTTGTAGAACGTAAATTGTTGATAAGGCGAAAGCACGAAAGGCATCCTTAACTTTGCCAAAGGGCCCTTTGTGTGCTGCAAAAACTTAGGAAAAAACGCCACCGCCCGCATTCCTGCCTCATGATCCAGGAAAAAGCCGTCAACTTCAGCATCCTGCACCCACTTGTAAAAGCGTTTAACCGCCAGTTTAATTTGCAGCCCGGTTACAATAGTGCCATCCTGCACACTTTGCGCATACTGGAACGGAACGGAAGAAAGCATTTCGGGCGTGGGTTGCATTTAAAATAACTCGAGTTGGAAATCTTTAAAATTTTGTAATCCTGTTTTTACTCTCACAAGATCAATAAAAACACTATCGGTACACCAGTGGCCGCACTCAAACCAAAACACCCCACCGTTAGTTTCGATAAGCCGGTATTGTTCTGGGTTTATACTGTCGGGATATTTATACAATTCACCAATAAACCACTGCTTGCAGTACATCGCTACTTAGCATTTTTATAAAACTCATCGTATTCCAGTAAGCTTTGTTGGCCGCTGTCTACAATACCTTTAAGTTCTTTTTCGCTTTTAGGGTCAAGCCCAAATAGTTTACTGCATTTAATAAGGGTATCTGCGGCATCGTTACGCACAGTCATTTCGGTAGTTATGTTAGTCGCACCACTTGCAAACTTTTGTATATAACCCGCGCCCATTTTATCCTTGTTTTTTTTGTTTATTTCAAGGCACGCCCACACCCATTGCGAGTATGCAGCCGCAAAAACTTCAAGTGTATGCAGGTTAGTTTCCCGCAGCCTATCAATTTTAGATAAAAAGTTACCTACCTCTTTGTAACACTTTTTCGCAACGGCATCCAAGTGGCCCGGCACCTTTACGATCTCAGTCAGAGTATCTTTACCCTGCCCAATGTGTGCAATTTTCATATTCATACCTCATGTTTTTAATATCCATCATCTATACCCCCCCCTAAAAAATATTAGCCGCAGTAAAATCCAAGCTAAACAGCGATGTACATAGGTTCACAACTTTAGAGATTTGACCCCATACCCCCTTTTTTTGCTCGCCTTTCGCACGGTTTTAATTCTTAATCCTGTACGATTTTATTAATCTCGTACGTTTGTACTAATCCTGTACGTTTAAAAGTGGCGTTCGCGACCCGACTTACTATCATGGCAGGGTTTACATAAGCTTTGCAGGTTCGGCATATCGTAACCGGCGCCGCCCTTCTTTACCTGCACAATATGATCGACTACTGTTGCTACTGTAACTTTATCCTGTTTATTACACAACTCACACAGCGGGTTAACATCCAGCTTTGCTTTGCGTACCTTACGCCACTTGCGACCGTTGTAATCAAAGTCGTTAGTAGTGCGCTCACGCTCAAAGGGTGCGCGTTGTGGTACCCACGGCCTGTTTACTTTCTTTGGTGATTGCGGCATGTTAGAAAGGTGTATCGTTATTACTCTTATCTTCTATACTCCAACCGGTGCCACCATCATTACCAAATGCTTCATTAGCACTAACTGCAGGCAAACCTGTGCGGCTTTGTGCTGTCTGTTCCCAGTCAGTGTTACCACCGGCGTTGTGTTGTTCGGGCGCTTCATCACTAAACTTTGTCTTATTTGCTTCATACCAAAGCCCCACCGTACCGGTACCGCCGTTACGGTTCTTTGCCACAATAAACTCAGTGTTCTCATTCTCACTAAGTACACTGTAATCAGGGTCCAGATCATAGTACCCAGGGCGGTAGATAAAGCCAATAACATCGGCGGCAGCCTCAATAGCGGCACTTTCGGCAATGTCAGAAAGGCGGGGGCGAGGAGGGCTGCGCTTATCAACTTCACGGCTCAATTGCGACAATGCAATAACAGGGATCTCTAATTCTTTTGCCAATGCCTTTAAGCCATACGACAGTTCCGTTATCTTAAACCTCACATCTTTATCGCCACCTGCAGCCAACTGTAAGTAATCCAGGAACAAAACCTTTATACCGTGTTGCCTAACCATGCGGCGTGCCTTCCGGCGAAGTTCCATCAACGTTAAGGCGGGCGCATCATCGATGTGTATCGGTAACTTTTTCATATCGGTTACCACATCAATCAAACCTTTGAAGTACTCATCCTTTTCGAAGCCGGTGCGTGTTAACTGATTTAAATGGAAGTGCGATTCTACCGCAATACCACGCGTTGCCAACTGAACACCGCTCATTTCAAGACTGAAGTAACCCACAGGTTTACCTTCCTGTGCTGCCGCTATCATCGCTTTAACCGTAAAAGCCGTTTTACCAGCACCGGGGCGCGCCGCAATTATAATTAAATCTTTATCCTGCCAACCGCCAAAGTGCGCGTCTAACTTCCAGAACCCTGTAGGAATACCCAGTATCTTATCGCCGTGCGCTGTAAGCAACTCAACGTTTTGCACTGCCTTATCGAGCATTTGCCCCCAGGACAATGTTTTCTTACCTGTGTTTAATACTTCGGTAAGGTTTGTAAAACCCATTTCGCTATGATCCATCAGATCGAAAACATCAATCGTTTCATCGTAGGCCATTTCGATACTTTCAGACGCGTTCTTTATCATTTGCCGGGCGATGTACTTTTGCATTACTATTTTGCTGTGGTAATCGATGTGCGCCGATGATGATATGGCCTGCGTTAACTGAATTAAATAAATATCGCCGCCTGCCTTATCCAGGTTACCCTGCGCTTTGAGTTCCATGCTCACAGTAAGAAGATCGATAGGTTCGCCCTTTGCCGATAAACTTAATATCGATTCGAAAATTACCCTGTGCGATTCTTTGTAAAAAACATCAGGGTTAGTGAACACATCAAACATTTCATCCGCCTTTTTATCGATCATCAGTGCGCCTAATATTGCGCACTCTAAATCTATTGCCTGAGGCGGAAGTTTGCCCTGCTTCATCGTTATCAGGCGCGATTCAGGTTTATGATAGTTCGGATTGTAATTTTGTTGAGGGTTCATTAGTCTAATGTTAATTTCTCTGTTTTTTTATACCCAAGCAATGACTGATCTATCGCCGATATCATTTCTGAAAGATTTTTAGCAGTAACATAAATAAATTCACTCGCCTTGTAATCTGGGTTATCTTTTAACAAATATGAATTCTTATAATACGCCGATACCGTTACAGTGAATTTTTGACCATAAGAATCAAACTTATATTCGACGCTTGCCATAAAATTTTCAGCAGCAGGAAAGCGAGCCTTAACTTTATCTTCCAATATTTTTATAAGCTTTTTATTATCCATCACACGCGTTTTTTAAGTTCTAACCTATTCGATGCCGGCGAAGGCGTGTTTTGCTGCCCACCTGCAAAGCCTTGCACAGCTTTTGTTTTATTATTCCTAACCCATGTATCGGCATATTTTTGGGCGCGGGCTAAGAGAGCGTTTACAGTCCAGGGCAGTTTGTTGTTTTCACATTCAATTACGGCAACGGCGTTGTAACTTTTTTCCCAGTCGGCAAATTCGGCCCCGAGCGCTGTTTGATACTTCATTAAAATTTCAGTCTCATACCGGGATATAGATTCACGTTTTAAAAAAGCGATCGCGCTTTATCTATCTGTGTTTTCTATATGGTTTATATATGTGTTTATATCTGTATATGATACACCCGTTTCGGTGTATGCATTTAACGTTTTGGGTGTATCCATATACCCGTTTCGTTGTATGCTTACACCCGTTTCGTTAGATGCATTTAACCGTTTGGGTGTATGCAGGTTTTCACTTACATATACTGCGTTAACATCATCGGTTATTGTGTACCAATTTGTGCGATTATACCCACTTTTATTAAAGTTGCCCACCATGATAGCGCATCGTTTTTGGCAATTTTCAAGGATGCGCTGCACCTGCCTGAGCGTCCAGAAGGGAAACAACTCTTTAAACGCTTTGTGGCTGTTATACGTCCAGTACCGGCCATCATAAAAATGCTGCCCGTTTGCCCTGTTTTTCTCTACCCACCAGTATATATTTTCGATCATCACGGCTTCTTCTACACCATACACGACCGCTATTTTGTTATTGAATTGCATGGGTTAAGGTTTTTTATTTAATAAAAGATTTGCCTGCATTATTTTAATAATTCAGGATTTTCATAAATATTCCCTATAACAGTCATATCGTTACGAATCTCAAATACAGACAGACAACCTTTTTTATTATAGCCGAAAAAATATCCATTTTTAAATCGAACCTCGTACCGATAAAGCCTTTCAATAATATCGCCCTCAAATACTTCTTTACCGTTTTTATCAATCAGGCCTGTAAACTGCATTAAATGCAAATCTGTTTGACTTCCATAACCGTTAAGCTCAAAAGTGGCTTCCCTACCTCCGGATCCCAATATACCATTACCAGTGCTGCGAACACACTTATGCATTGATAAGTCCAGAACATAATCCCACGCAAAAGGTGAAACATCGTAATGCATTTTACCGGCAACAAACGCCCTGAATTTTATTATTCTATTTTTCATAACTACACCTTTATTTTCCAGCGGCGCAACAAATTATCGCCCACCAGTGTTATTGTATTTTCTTCTGCCAACGCTTCCATAGCATACATAACCGTGATTACATCTACACGCGAAAGCAAAGGATTAGCCTCTTTAACTTCAAAAGCCGCGAAAGCTTTACCTGTGTTATTATCCAACACATCAAAGGCAGCCTCTTTTACCCACGGCTCAAACGGCGCACTCTTACCCGCACTCACGATCTCTTAATTATAAGGTTTAACAGGTTTATTTGCGTCTGGGTAACACTGGTAACCGTGTTAGCCATTTTTGCCATGGCTTCGGCCTTTTTATAATCTTCAGGCGTAGGGTTGCCGCTCAAAACATTAAACTGTGCCATGAGCGCATTACTCATAGTTGTAGCATTGGCAAGGGTAACGTTAATTGCCGCGCCCTGTTCCGCTATTATTAAAGATGCTTCCATAGTCTCTTTATTTGGGGTTATTTTATCTTTGTTTGGCATGAAAGGCTTTTTTGCAGGCTCACCATCATCCGTTATTGTAATTATGTCTAAAAAGGCTTTAAATTCAGTTTCAGTTTTAACAAAAGTCTGAATAGAAGTGTACACATAGAATTTACCCATCGCATAGTTGACACTAGTTACCGCAAACCTGTAAGCCCCTTTATCATGAAACCGGAACGTTTTACCTTCCAGATTCTTCAGCGCTTCTTTTAAGTTCTCGCAATTTTCCATTTACTTTAAGTTCGTTACGTTTTAACTCTATTAATTCGGGGTACTTTTCAATAAATTCCGGTATTGCATCATCGCTTTTTACCTGAAAACAATGCTTTACAATAAACTTATCTGCCAGCCACACCTTTAAACCTGTGTTATGCCATGTGTAGCGCCGCATTTCTTTGCTTTTTCGAAGCCCAAACATCGCGGCCTTTATATGAACAGCGGTTACAGTGCATTTAAAATACACCGCCAACACAGTAGGGAAGGTGTGAGGGTAGAGGCAGCGCAGCATAAATAAATCGGCATCAGACCATACTTTGCGCTGTTTAGGCTTTTTACCGTTGCTTAAGCCCAACTGTTTTAACTTACACCGAACCGATGCCATCGATCGCCCCAAATGTTCGGCACATGCCGCGCTGTTACCCTGTACATAGTTTTTTCGCAGATATTCCAGTTCGCCCGGAAGCCATAAACTATGCGGCTTCATGATGCATTTCTATAAAATCCAGTATGTACATCACATCTTTTCGTATTGCCTCACTCGCAGCATACGCCTCGATATGTTTTTTAACCACCGTAGGCACGAAACAGTAAGATATGATGTATGACCCGGCGATATCTTTTGCCGAATACCCCATAAAATGACTCAGGATAAAGACAGCCAACTTTTTTTGTGGCGTATCTGTAATGCTGTAAATACTACGCACATCGCATCCAAACAGGTTTACTATTGCCTGGTGCATTGCCGCTACTTCCGGCTGATCATGGTTTACGATTACTATTTTCATAACATAGACTTTTTAAGATGTGAGACGTATGATTTTAGACACGTTTGTATATTTCGTAAAACCGTAAAAATTCCTGTTTAGCAAATTCGTGGGTCCATGCGTTATCGTCATTATTGATAATGCCGTTAAATTCACGCTCAAGCAAATAAGCATCAATCCCCTTTACAGTTGGAAAATTCATTGCAAATACCTGAAATTTGTGCGCTATAACTTTTTCGAGTTTTTTTTCTAAAGCGGAATAGTCAGGCAAAAGATTTTTTAAAGGCTTAGCAATGTCCAGCATATACGCTTCGGTAGCATCGTGCAGCAAGGCATCCAAAGATTCATGCTCTGGTGCTAACAAACACGCATTTACACAGTGTTGCGCCACACTGTAAAACTTTGGCGTATGCCCACTAAAGCGCGGCATATTAGACAATGCATGTGCAATATCTTCAATACAAATAGTATCGGGATCCATCACGGTAAAGTCGAAATACTTACCGGTAAAGGTTCGTATTGAATGCGGGGTGTATAAGTTTTCTGGCATCGTTATTCAGGTTTTGTAAACACCGTCTTAATACAGTCTAACCACACAGGCGGTTGAGTACGCCCAGATGATATTCCCAACCATATTTTACCATGAAAAAGGAATTTTACACGTTGCCAAAACGGCACCGTCCAGCACGAAATACACACACCCTCGGGTGATTGATACACAAACAGACTACTACAATCTTCATCCGTCATTGAGGCAGGTTTTTTTAATTCCTGCGTTGCTTGTTCAAATTTTACAGGTTTCATAAGTTAGAGTTTTACAATCCCACAGGGCGCAGCCTAACCACGCCCTGCAGGAATGGTTTTACTTTTGGAATATCTTTAAATCAGGGTAGAGTACGCGAATCGCGTTAAGTTCGGCATCAATAATAGCACGGGTTTCCAGGTCTATTATTTCTTTCAGGTCGGGAGAAACAAGGCTGCAGCCAAAATCTTTTGGGTTAATTTCAATTTCTACAGCAACGGTTTGCGGTTTTTCACCTACAAATATTGGCAGTTTTAAATTAAACGAATCCGGAATATTACTTTCAACAAGTTTTTGCGCAATAAGTTCGCGGGCGTTGCCACGTTTATCATCACTGGTTTCAAATATACTTTCTGCTTTCACCCTAATATCACGAAGGGTACCCACCAATTGCATAGCGATATCTTTGTTTTCGAAAAAGTGGCGGTTCATTTTAATAAAGTGCGATAAACTCATATTATCGTAAGCTTTGTCTTTATTAATTTTCCACTTTTCAAGTTCAGGATGCAGTTTTAAAACGCCATCAATACGGTCGGCGTGGTCGATAATCGAACCGGCGCGAAGCCTGCAATCAAAAACCAATTTTAAAAACAAATCTTCATACGAATACGTAATAAATGAGTTTTTAATTTCTTCATGCGTTGCACTCGCTTTTGACAGATATTCCTGCACTACCGATATTGCACCACCTTCTAATTTATACCCATGATACACTGGAATAAGCACAGCTTCGCCGTGGCGAATAATCAATTCTTTTACACCGTTTTCTACGGTTACTTTTATTTGTTCTGTAGTATCACTCATTATCGTGCGATTTTAAATTTATCTTCTATACTGTACTGGCGTTCGTCTGGCAAAAGGCCGCGCTCACTAATTAAAATACCCTCAGGGCTGTAAATACCCATGCGTTGTTCGTGTTCATCTTTAATAAGATATACTTCACCTACAATTTCTTCACTACGGGTGCGTATTTCGCCCAGCACCGCCCTGTTTTGCTCTACTAAAGGTTTAGCTTCGGCAGTGTAGATCTGTTTTGCCTCTTTTAAAACCTGATCACACTTATCGATCTTGATCATGTTTTGGGCTAACAATTCTTTTCTGTCTTCAAGTTCGGCCGGTTCCAGTTCACGAGTGTAACTGTACTTCGGATCGATCTTATGCGCATTTGCCGCCAAATCTCGCCGCCGTTCATCAGAAGACAAACTTTGTAAAATCGCTTTTTCCATATCTTTAAAATTTTGGTTACTTAAAATAAGCCGCTACTTTTCCGGCTGGCCAGTCTTAGTGTTTTTTAGGGGTAAATTACTCTAACAGCACCGCGGTGAAGCCCCAACTAATACCGCCCGAAGGCGGCACAAAACACAGGCCTACATTGCCGACAAGCAAGGATTCATGTTCTTAACCGCGTCCCTATATTTTTCCTTCTATGCGTTTCTCGTCAAAAATCTTTTTATAAAGTTCTTTCTGATTTTCCCACTTTGACAAAAGATCGTCGTTGTATCCTTTCATTGCTTTATCTCTTTTAGTCAGAAATTTTACTTCTGTGTAAATTGCATAACACGCCCAGGTAATTATCACCAGAAACAACAGCACCGATGTGCCCCAAAACCAAATTGGTATAATGCTTAAGTATTCCATATATTTATATTATTTTATCACAATCGTTACACCACTCCAGGCGCGAACGCTGCCCGCCCACATTTTTAGGCTCCGGACATTGGCACCGCCAGTAAGGTTTTTTATATATTTTACCCACGACGGCATTTTGATCAGGTCGGTTCATAATCATACCACCCGCCACTACACCCGCAGGCTTTGGCGGTGCGTAATGCGACATAGGCACATTACTTACAGGCTTAACCTGTACATTTTTTTCTGTTACTATTATTGAAAGTGGTCTATTCTGCATAACCCAGTCGTTTTAGCGCAGCGGTTGCCATAACCCAGCGATTATTTGTTTGTTGGTACACTTCACCTTTTATAAAAACCTTCCCACCACGCACCCAGTGATGAATACCATCTACACTTTTAAGCGGAAGAAACCCTGCCCTTATAACATCAGGAAAAGAGATCACCTTTTTCTTCATCAATTTGCGCTGTAGTTCGCGGCGTTCATAATCGCTGGCCATCGCAATATCGTTTGCATTAACTATCACCAGGCCGTTATCTTTTAGATGTGCCATAAAATCAGGGATGGATATTAAGCCTTCCATTATTCAGATTTTATAGATTCAAAAACCTTTTCCATTTTCTGTAACACATCATTATCCTGCCTTCGGAAATTCCAGAAGTTTGACACGTCATCAAATTCCATTCGCGGATACTTTTGTTTTACAATCGAGTGTACTGCGCCAACCGTTCCAAAGCCACTTTTTACAAAACCACCAATAACATCGGCCGCACGCTTCATAAAGGCGACCCTTTGTAAAGTAGAAGTTTCACGTTTTGTTAACACTGATGTTTTCATTTTATATTACTTTTGCGCAACAATTATGCGAACAATTACTTTGCAAATATATATAAGTTATATAACAGTTATACATTAGTTACATAACTTTAACATAAATAATATTAATTTATTTTTTAATTACTTGATAATGAATAAACTGGATAATGTTAAACTTTTACGTGATTTAATAAAAGAACATAATCTTACGGCTTACGAAATCGCTAAAAACACAGGATTGAGTAATATCGGAGTTCAAAAAATCATAAGTGGCGATACCAAATCACCGAATCCAGCGACATTATCGAAGATTTTTGAGTATATTGAGAATGGAATAAAAGGCACCAATGTAAAACCAAATATGGTTTCGGAACCATTGCCAGAATACAGCAAAGGTTTAAGTAAAGACGAACAAATCGACCTTTTAATGAAAACAGTAAAATATCAGGAAGAGATTATCGATATTTTAAAAACCAAAATTGCTGAGAAGAAATAATTTATATATTTGGTTTATAAAACCTTAGATATGAAATTACTTTTATTCTTATTATTTTCATTGAGCCTTCAAGCACAGGTATCAAATTTTACCGTAGAGAACAATAATTTAATTTGGAGTAAAGTATATAATGACTCTGTTAGCGCTGAAAATCTTTTAAAGATAGTCAGAACTAAAGGGAAGTTTGATCAAATAAATCTCGCCAATAACGAAATAAATTTTACTTTACAATACAGCAGCTCAGACTTAAAACCTTACGGCTACAAATACATGACCGGCGCAATATTTCTTCAAACTGGCGGCACATGCATCGGACTAATTGAATTTAAAGAAAACCGTTATAAAGTTTCAGTTTACAACATCAAGATAAATCCAGATTCATCAGAAGATTCCGAAGAATACCCACTGAGCGAATACGCTTTAAAAAAAGGCGAAATCAAGAAAATAGGTACGATCCAGAAAGCGTTGGAATTTTACGACGGATATCTCACGGATGTATTTTCATCAAAAACAGTAAATAAAGACTGGTAATGAAATCCCTACTATTACTTTTACTATTCACACTACTTTCCTGCGCGCCACGCGGCCACTATTTAACCACCGCCCAGGTGCGAGACACCATAACACAGGCAGGCACGTTTGATACACTTTCTGCCTACAGGAAAGAACCGGGCGCACCACGCAATGTAAAAGTAAAAGCCTACACTAAAAAGGACGGCACCGTAGTAAAGGAACATTACAGGAGCGCAAAAGAAAAAGCCGGTTCGTATTTATGATAATTTGCACCAGGGAATCTATACGAAACGGCACAGCATCGATAGGGGAGATCAAGGCACTGTTTAGCCAAAACGATTCACGAGCTTATGCGCTGGGCCTTTCGTTGCGGTGGAAGTACAAAAACGGAATTTATTACGGGTTTATAAAACTGGGCGATAAAATACTATTCGAAAAAGCCTACAACGATCGCTTACTACTCGATGCTCTTATAAACATGCATTTTGATTTCGCTGAGTTTATGAATAAGAGCCGGGCGGAATGGAATATTTGAAACATGAACTTAAACCCATGCCAAACCGTCCGATATAACGCGCAAGACGCTTAGTTCACCATGCCAAATGCACGAAATCGTTAATAAAGTATCAAATACACTACTTAACGAGTACTTTTACGAATATGGTATTTTTTTTGCACGTACATTTGCAATACTTAAATATAATTATTATGGCACCATTTTCATCATCAACAATCGCCCGGTATTTTATCGATAAAGATAAAAACACCGAAAGAGACACTATGAAGGTACTGAAATTAGTGTACATCGCTCATGGCTTTCACTTAGCCAGCACAGGCGAACCGCTAATTAAAGAAAATGTAGCTGCGTGGCAATACGGACCTGTTATACCAGGACTTTATTTTCAATTAAAAACGAAACAGCTTCAAGACAACCCTATAGAGTCAATAGAACTACAGAATAATGTTTACTTAACTCAATTTTTAGACGTTATATGGGAAAAATATAAAAAATATACCGGGTTTGAACTTTCAGACTTAACTCATAAAGAAGGAACACCATGGGATATTACGGTGAGACAATTTGAAGGCATAATTCCATCAGAAAGGATAAAAAACCATTATCTTCAATTAATGAATTAATTTTAAGATATGCCGACAAATCCAATTGATTTAAATAAAATCAAAAACGCTAAAACAGAATCAAAAACTGAAGGCACATCGGCTGAAGGCGCTGATATAATAAGTTCCGACGGGAAGCGTTCAGAAAACGAGAAATCTAATTTACATAACATAAAAATGTGTTTGTTTTGGATTGCTGGAGGTCTAATTGTATGCATGGCGATAATTACCGCATGGCACACTTTAATGCCAATAAGCTGTAGATGGCTTAGCATAGAAGAGAGTTCCAGCCTACAGAAAATGTTTATGACAGGAGTAGGAGCGGGTTTAGTCGGCAAATTTGGAAACAAACTCGCACCATAATAAGAAAACCATTTTGTTACTATCAACAAAATGGTTTTTCAGTTAGTTCCAAAATGGAACCTACCCAATAATTCTAAAATGCGCTTCATCGCGCGCTGCCTGAGGGAACCGATCTTTATAATAATTACTTACATCGCCGCTCAAATGGCCCTGCAGTTCGCCCAAAAGTTCAGGATCTGTATATAATTGTTTTCCCAGGTTCGCAAACGTATGCCGCGCCACCTTTATACCCAGGTTACCGCCCATGCCTTCCAACTCTATACCGTACCGCTTTTGTATTTTAATAAGCACGGTACTCATTTTATGCCTAAAAGTTTTGTAACCATCGGTATCTTTGCGCCACGGGAATAAGTATTCGCCATCGCTGGTTTTATATTTATCAATAATTGCCTGCGCTTTTGGGTGTATCGCAAGATCGATGATAACTTCAGTATCGGTTTTTGCCCTGGTAAAGTATACCCGGCCGTTGCGCAACTGCGCATGTTTAAGATAATACACATCTTTAAGATCGCTTCCGGCAAAGTAAAACTGCAGTAACCAAAGGTCCGTCCAGCGGTGCATCGATTCAACTGTGTGTTTTATCCCCTCAATTTGTTCCACAACCGCCCGGCTTACGTTTTTCTTTCGCGATGCGTGGCTTTTTACAGTCAGTCCCGCAAAAGCCCCTGCAAAAGGCTTATTTGTATCGTCTATTTTATGCAGCTTTAGTATTTTATTATACAGCGCACGCAGTTCCCGAAGGTAGAAGGCAATTGTAGCCTTACTATTACCGGCATTTTCACGTGCATTTCGGTATTTTAGCAACAACGCATAATCAATATCCATCAGCGCCACATCAGGTTTAAATCCGTTAAAACTACTCAGCGCATCGCGGTACGCTTTTGCACCACCATACAGTTTACCTGAGCTTTCATACATTTTGCGCTTTTCAAAATCAGAGGCGCGCGCTTTCATATCTTCTATAATTTCATTTGCCATACTGTAGAACGAACCAAAAACTACAGGTTTGCCAAACATCGCATCATACACCGCCGCGATATCATCAGGGCGCTTTACCAGTATAGCGCGGGCCTTTAAACTGAAAGCGGTAATCTCCGGCATTAAAATATCATAGTCGGGATGCTTTTTCGAAATCAAACATTCAGATTCGATAAAATGTTCCGGGCGTGAAAGTCCAATTTGGTATTTTTTACGCTTACCATTATGCGAAATCACATACGTTAACGGGTAACCGCCCGCCTGTAAAGCCTCAGAAGTAAGGAGTTTTAAATTAATCGTCAT